TATTGAAGAGGCTTTTGAGCGTTGTGGGGCTGAATTGCGTACGGGTTATGATTTCCGTACGTCGAAGCGTAGTCTTGCCCTGCTTCTGATGGACTGGGCTAATCGTGGCGTGAACTTGTGGACGCTGGAGCAGGGCACCCACACTTTGACCTACAACGTCGGTACTTATGATTTGCCGGTGGATACGGTAGACCTGCTTGACCATGTAATCCGTACTGGGTCTGGTACCAATCAGCAGGACATCAATATCTCGCGTATTTCATCCAGCACCTACGTATCAATACCGAACAAGAATGCGACAGGCCGACCGATCCAGATTTGGATTAATCGCCGCACGGGCGCGACGGGTGCGGATAACGTAATTGTTTACCCTCAGTTTACGGTCTGGCCGAAGCCCGATAACAGCACTACTTGGATTCTTTACTACACCCGTCTGCGTCGTATGTTTGACCCCGGTACAGGCGTTAATGGTCAGGATATCCCGTTCCGCTTCCTGCCCTGCATGGTTGCTGGGCTGGCCTATATGCTGTCGCTAAAGATTCCGGGTGCAGAGGGTCGTACTCAGGTCTTGAAGGCCCAGTATGACGAGGCTTGGGATTTGGCTTCTGGCGAGGATCGTGAGAAAGCCGCAGTACGCTTTGTCCCACGTGAGAGTTTCTTGGGTGGCTACTAATGCCAAACAGGTTTGCCAGTGGCAAAAACGCTATCGCCATGTGCGACCGCTGCGGGTTTCAGTACAAACTGAAGCAGTTAAAGTCGCTCGTGATCAAGACCAAGAACGTAAATATCTTGGTATGTTCGGAGTGTTGGGAGCCGGATCAGCCTCAATTATCGCTTGGTTTGTACCCCGTGGACGACCCGCAGGCGTTGCGGAATCCGCGACCGGATACGAGTTATTTTGCGGTAGGTAATGACGGCGCAAATGGCAGTCGTCAGATACAATGGGGCTGGGCTCCCGTAGGAGGGGCTAGAGCAGACGATGCCGGGTTAACCCCAAATGATTTAGCCCCGGCAGGTGAAGTCGGGACGGTAACGGTCGTTACGACCTAGGAGATTGAGATGGCTATGAGTAAACTTGAAAAACACGCGGCTCTCCCGGCGAGCAAGGCTCACGGTCCGGGTCGGGTCAAGAACATGCGTGCTGGTGGCAAGACCAACAGCGACATGAAGAAGTACGGTCGGAATATGGCGAAGGTGATGAACCAGCGCAGCCCGGTGCGTAAGTCTTCTGGCCCGAGGTAAGCATCATGAAAGAACTGAACCCCGGCAAGATTAGGCCGAACACGGATTCGACGGGTCGTAATGGCTATCCTGAGAAGGATGTCAACAAGGGCGTTACCCACATGAAAATGAAGGGTGCTGGCGCTGCGACCAAGGGCACGAAGTTCGTGTCTCAGATCAATCTTGAGAACAACAGCAAGTACCGGTCTGGCTGGTCTCCGTGAACTACAGTCAACTCTCAACGTTGATTCAGGATTACTGCGAAAGCACGGAAACGTCTTTTGTAGCGAATATCCCTACGTTTGTGCAGTTGGCTGAAGAGCGGATTTATAACTCAGTCCAGATCCCGGCGATTCGTAAGAACGTCACCGGTACGATGACGGCGCAATTTCAGTATTTCTCCCTGCCGTCTGATTGGCTCTCGACGTTCTCGCTTGCGGTGATTGACCCGACTACGGGTGAGTACGAGTACCTACTAAACAAGGATGTGAACTACATCCGCGCTGCGTATCCACCACCCAACTCGTATGGGAAGCCTAAGTACTACGCTATCTGGAATAACTCCAGCATGATTCTTGGGCCGACCCCAGACGTTGCGTACACGGCCGAACTGCATTACTACTATTACCCTATTTCTATTGTTACTAATTCAACATCGTGGCTTGGGGACAACTTTGAGACCGTGTTGCTCTACGGATCGCTCCGCGAGGCGTACACTTATCTCAAGGGCGAAGCCGATATGATGCAGTACTACGAGCAGAAGTATCAGGAAGCCCTTGCTCAATTGAAGCGTCTGGGCGATGGTCTGGATCGTCAGGATGCGTACCGTTCAGGACAAGCGAGGATTCCGGTCACATGAGTTTTGAAGGTGGGTTAGAACTTGGTACGGTAAAGGTGTTTACCACGGACAGTCGTGGATTTACGCCAGACGAGATGGCAGATCGTGCTGTTGATCGCCTTCTTCGCATTAATAACCGTTCAGAACTTAAACGTGTTCTGGCGCAGTACTTCAAGGAAGCACAGGAATCCGAGCGGATGAACCTGCGGCGCATATTGATTGAAAACGGTTTTATGAATGCTATAGAGCATTTAGGAGATTGAGATGGCTATTACTCAGGCAATGGCAACGTCGTTTAAGGTTGAGATTCTTGACGGAATCCACAACTTTGGGACCGGCGTAATCCGGGCTTCGACGGCTGCGGATGTCTTCAAGATCGCTTTGTACACCTCGTCTGCTACGTTGAGTGCGTCTACTACGGCATATACGACTACGGACGAAGTTTCTTCGTCTGGTACGAACTACACTGCTGGCGGTAAGACGTTGACGATCTCGCAAGTACCGACTTCAAGCAGCACGACGGCGTATTTGGATTTTGACGACATTACGTGGGACTCGGCCACAATTACGGCAAATGGCGCGTTGATCTACAACAGCAGTCAAAGTAACAAGGCGGTGGCGGTGCTGGCGTTCGGCGGGGATAAAACCTCGACGGCGGGCAACTTCACTATCCAGTTCCCGGCTGCTGCAGCATCAACCGCAATCCTCCGTATCGCCTAATTTAATTAGGCAGGGGCCGTGGCAGGCGTCATAGTCGCCTTCGACGGTTGGAACGCTTCCGGCGTAGGCTGGGGCGAACAAGGTTGGGGCGAAGGTGTTGGCAATCTTACTGCAACGGGTGCGGTAGGATCTGTTGTTGTCACGGGCTCCGTAAATATCCCCGTTACGGGCGTTGAAGCCGCAGGCCAGATTGGGTCGGTCACGGTTGTTGGCGTAGCCAATGTCCTTCTTACGGGCGTTGAGGCTTCGGGTGTCGTTGGCACAGTTGTTGTCGTTACCGACCAAGTTATCCCCGTCACGGGCGTTCAGGCCACTGGACAGATCGGCACCGTAGTTGTTGCGGCCTCGGCAGTTGCGGTCGTTACCGGGGTTGAGGCTTCGGGTGCCGTTGGCACCGTATTCGTTAAAACGGATCAAGTCCTTGCCGTTACCGGCGTTGAGGGGACGGGAGCGGTCGGCACCGTTACGGTACAGGCAGCGGCTATTGTTCCTGTTACCGGGCTTTCTGCTACGGGCGAAGTCGGGGATGTCCTAGTTGCAGCGGCAGCGGTTGCTGCTGTTACCGGAGTGGCTGCGACCGGGGCGGTTGGGACAGTTTTTGTTGTCACCGATCAGAACCTCTCGGTCATCGGAGTCTCGGGTACAGGGGAAGTTGGAACGGTCGATGTACGGCTTGAAATCAAGGTTTTTGTCACGGGTGTATCGGCAAGCGGTGCAGTCGGCACGGTCACTACATCGTCAGGCTCAAATGTTGTAGTCTCTGGGGTAGCCGGAACCGGCGCGGTTGGGGTAGTCAACATCTGGGGACAGATTAATACCAATCAGAACGCGAATTGGACAGGAATTAACAACGCGCAAAGCGCGACTTGGACAGATATTAGTACGACGCAAAACCCAAATTGGACGCAGATTGCGGCGTGAGGTAACTAAAGATGAGTAGTACATACAGCACTAACCTTGCTCTTGAACTGATCGGAACGGGCGACCAAGCCGGTACGTGGGGTAATACCACGAACACCAACCTTGGAACCCTAATCGAACAGGCGATTTCAGGTTACGTCACTCAGGCCGTTTCAACCGGTACTGATACCACGATCACCATCCCGAACGGCGCGACCGGTGTCGCCCGTAACATGTACATTGAACTGACGGGTACGGGTGGGGCCAGCACGAACCTTATTGTTCCTGCCAACAAGAAACTCTACTTCATCTTCAACAACGCCTCCGGTGCGGTGACGGTGAAGGTCTCGGGCCAGACGGGTGTATCAGTCCCTGCCGGTAAGAAAGTCGTGCTGGCGTCCAACGGCACGGATACGGTCAACGCGCTCAACTACATCGCAGACTTCGGCAGCAACTCGGCCACCATCACGCAGTTGACTGCA